AGTAAATTGGTCGGTGATAAAATTGAAAAGGATGTCGTGTTTCAAAATGGCTTATAACGTTATCGGGCTTGGCGAAGGTGGGCTTGTAGGATGCTCAATTTTAGCAGGATGTGTCTGCCCACTTTTGCCAAACCCGTGTTATAAGAAGTGCGGTTAATTAAACGATAAATTTGATATGGAAACGGAAAGAAAAGAATTATTAAAAATGAGCGAGGGCAAAAAATACAATGTTATTTATGCTGACCCTGCTTGGAGATTTTCGCAAGGCATAAACAGGCGAAAAGATATAAGAGAAAAGTTTGGAACAAATGAGGAATTATCAATACAATATCCTACTATGTCCGATAAAGAAATAATTGAACTGAATGTAGCCGATTATGCTGATGATAATTGTGTTTTGTTTGTATGGACTACTGATGCTCATTTAGAAGTTGCAATAAAAGCAATAAACAATTGGGGGTTCAAATATAAAACAGTTGCTTTTACTTGGAACAAAAAGCGTGGTTTTATGGGCAAATGGACTGTAAAGCAATGTGAAATATGCCTACTTGCTACAAAAGGAACAGCACATAAATTATTGAAATCGTTTAAGGAGAAATCATACTTGGAAGAAAACAAAACAGAACATAGTAAAAAGCCAAACGAATTTAGAAAACGAATTGAACGAATGTTTGGCAATGTTCCAAAACTTGAAATGTTTGCAAGAACAAGAGCAGAAGGATGGGATGCTTGGGGTAACGAAACGGATAAATTTGAAGAAGAAAAAGGAGGGGAAATTTTTAATAATTCTTTTCCTGCACAAAGTTTATTCGGAGATGTATTGTAGCATTTCTTATAACTAATGGCTACACGCAGGTTTATAGCGTATATACCAAGTAGTATAATACCAAGTCGTCCTGTTATTAACAAAAATACAAACTAAATGGAAGCAACAATTAAATTCGACCTCAACGACCCCGATGATACAAGGAATCATCTGCGATGTATCAAAGCATTAGATATGGCGTGTGTCCTATGGGAGATACGGCATATACGTAAGGAACTTGAATGGATGGAGGAGCAAGGACAACTCTCATCAGAGTTAGTGATGAGCAAGATATTCGAGCACTTCGACAACCACAACATTAACATCGAAGAACTAATGTAAAAAAGATGAGCAAGGCAGAGATATACAGCGTCACGATTAGGTGTACCGCAACTCACAAGGTGGAGTGTAACAAGGTGTTCTTGCTGCTGAGAGATTATAATAATATGCTCAAGCGTATCAATGAGATTGTCTATACAGACGAGAATAAAAATGAATGGTCACTAATTAAAATAGAAAAACTATGAATCAAAATCTAACAACAATTAAGGTAGGTGTATCCCGTGAAACGATGGAGAACATCTTCATAACGGCACTCGAAGGAGGCTGTAACTATTGGTATTACCTTTCAAAGGAAGCCGTATTAAGAGTACGCAGTGCAGTACCTAAATCAGAGGAGGAGTGCTTGAGTGTAGCTATCTTCAAAGCCGTGTATGACCACGACATAGAAGTGCCTATCAACGACATCGAGAATCCGTCAGAGGTACTTGGTGTGTTAAACAAATCAGAGATGCCACTACGAATACATAAGATGATTCAGGATGGGCACGGTGATGCTATCTTCAGCGAGATTCGTGAAGAGGGCGATGCTGAAACAAGCGACATCATCTTTCAATATTTAGTAATGAACGAAATAGTATTCGGATAACTATGACACTAAAATTTAACTACGAACTGCTGTTCTCATTTTTAAAATGCAGACGCATCAATGGTATGCCATCTAAGATTGACATCCTTTGCTCAATAAATAAAACACAAACACGCTCGTTCATCCCTGATGGATGGGAGTGGAAATAAATCATAAATAAACTTGGAATTGACTACAATTACAACTATATTTGCAAAACAAATCAATAAAATGAAAAAAGAACTATTCAAATCAATCTTATCTCAGATACTAAAGAAGTATGGGATATCAAAAGAAGAGCTGTACGAGCAAACAAAGATGCCTGACATTGTAAATGTACGATACTTATTATTCTATGTATGTGTAATGAAAGGTATATCAACATCACGATTACAGATACTCTTAAAAGAAGATGGATTTGCTATGACTATACCTACCATCGCAAAAGGCGTTAAGGTAATGGAGAAGCGCATCCTCGAAGACTCAGACTATTCAGTAATCATATCATCAATTAACACAAATCAATAATTATTATGGAAAAACAATCAGTATTCGCTACGCTATCGACTATTAGCGTGAAAGACAAAATCGAACGCAAGGGTAACTTAGACTACCTATCGTGGGCTAACGCTTGGTCTATGTTAAAGACCAACTACCCCGACACGCAACGTATGGTGTATGAATCACCATTCACAGGACTCAACTACTTTACCGATGGCACTACTGCCTATGTAAAGGTTGGCATCCTTGTCAACGGATGGGAGCACATCGACTACCTGCCTATTATGGACTTTCGTAACAACGCTATACCATTAGCAAAGATTACGAGTATGGATGTCAACAAGGCTATTCAGCGTTCAACAGCTAAGGCTATTGCGATGCACGGACTTGGCTTATCATTGTGGACGGGTGAAGATATCCCTGAGCCAACAACTACTGCTCCTGAAGTTACTGCTAAGTCAGAGTTAATAGAATTAACAAAGGACACTGAAGATTGGAGCAGAGTATCGGGATATGTAGCTGCTAACAAGGATAAGAAGTTTGCTGATTTAGTTGAGCAGATTAGTCGTAAGTTCATCCTCAAGGCAAATGTTCAGAAGGAATTAGAAAAGATGCACAAAAAATGAGCAGCATCATCAACGAACTAAGAGATGACAAGAATTACTATGGGAGCTTGGGCAAGTCTTACTTGTCCAACTCCGACATAGGAATCTTGTTAACAAATCCAAGAGCGTTCAGGAACGAGCGTGAGGAGACAAAAGCGTTTGCTGAAGGAAGACTCTTTCATCAGTTAATGTTAGAGCCTGACAAGGTTAAAGACTTTCCATTGGTAGATGTATCGACAAGGAATACTAAAGAGTACAAGAACTACTGCGATGAACATAATCTTGACTTTGTAATGCTAAAGAAAGAGGTCGATGAGATTCATCATTTAGTAGGGGTTATGAAAGGTAACATCAATTTCTTTATTGATATTTACAGCGAGGGAAATCTTTTTGAAGAGCCGATGGTCGGAGAGATTAAAGGTATGACGTGGAAAGGCAAGGCGGACATCGTTACGAAGGATTGTATCATTGACTTAAAGACTACGAGTGATATCAATAAGTTCAAGAGGAGCGCAAGGCTTTACCACTACGACTCTCAGTGTTATATCTATCAGCAGCTATTCGGAAAGCCCTTAGTATTCTACGTGATTGACAAGGACACTAATCAGCTCGGTGTCTTCAGACCAACAGAGCAGTTCATCAAGGGTGGCGAGGCAAAGGTTGAGAAAGCCATTGAGATTTACAAGAAGTATTTTTCAGAGGATAGCACCGATGAGATATCAAACCACTACATAGACGAAACGCTCGACTGATGAACAACGGAACGATTGAGAAAGACCGCAACAATGAGTATGTTGTTTCTTATGAATACATAGAGGATGGCAAATACAAGTGCGAGGAGTATAGTTTACATCCTCAGTACCGATACTACAACGGGTTTTTTATGGGACAGCAAGTTAATTTTATTCAGGCTACGGAATGTAACCGACACTACCCCGAATATTGTGAGTGTATGACTAAAAAGGTATATGCTGTCATAATCCACGATAAAAAAAAGAATTGGATTAAAAGAATACTATCTAAATTTAAAAGACGATGACACTAAACAACGCTATTGATGTACTAAACAAGTACAGCAGGTGGAGGAAAGGAACTTATGTTCACGCTCCATCACCACAAGAGTTCGGCATAGCCATAGATATTGTGTTGGAACGATTGACAGTCAAGAAGGAAAAAAGTAGAAAAAGGGAGGCTATCAAATGAGATTCTTTATTATCTTAGCAATCCTTTTCAACTTATATATGTTTTGGGATACAATCAAATCAATCAGAAAAACAATCAAGCAAAATGGAAAGTATCGAAAACCCTAAGCACTACGGAGGTAAAGAAAATAACTACGAAGCCATCAAGGTAATTGATGCTTGGGAAGTTGATTTCTATTTAGGCAACGTACTCAAGTATATCTGTCGGGCAGGTAAGAAGACCGGGCAGTTGGAGGACTTGAAGAAAGCACAATGGTATCTAAACCAAAAGATACAAAAGATGGAACAGCGTAAGGTAACTTATGGCGAGACGCATCGAATCACAGAAGGATTTGACTTATATTAATTTAAAAAAAAAGAAAATGAAAAAACAATTATTAATTCTTGGGGCATTAGTATTCTCTATATCAATTATAGGATGGATATTCTACAAGAAGTCACACACCACCCTTATTGTCAATGATAGCACAATAATGGAGATAGAATATAAAGAAGCCATAAAGAAAAATAAAAATGTTCAGGCTGAAAAAGATTCTATTATTAACAGATTAAACGATTCAATCATTGTGTTAAACGCAATGGTCGATACTAAAAACACACAGATTCAAACTTTAAAAAACAAAAGAAATGAAAAAACTAATAACATTAGCAAGTTTAGCACTATTGACCTTACCAAGTTTCTCTCAAACTTCTACAAAGATTCAGTCAAGTGATTCAGTTACCTATCGTGGCGTAACGAAGGAGCAGTTGATGAAGGACAGCTTGGTAGCTATACCTAAGACCATCGCTATATGGATGGCTCAGGATGTAGAGAGGGCACGTTCGTATGAGCAGGAGATTCTAATGATGACCGGAGTATTGGACACTAAAGAAAGTATTATCACCAAGCAGGATACATTGATTCAAACGTATAAGGCAAAGGTTAATTCGTATGTTAATTTAGTTGGTAATTGTCAGGAGCTTAATCAGCAATACGAGAACGATATCTATAAGTTAAAGAAGGATGTCATTAAGCAATCTGAACGCAAGAAGTTTTGGATGGTATTAGCTATTATCCTTCCTCCTTTAGTTGGAACGATGGTTCACTTGGATTGGAAGTACGGACATTAATAAACATACCATCTGTTTTGTTCAGGTATGGGGACAGGCAGATGGTTTAAATAGACCATACCAAAACTAAAAACACTCAATTATTATGGCAGAAGACAAAATCTTTGCTGACGGTTTCTCTTTTAAAAGACAAGAGAACGCACCCGACTTCGTTGTCGGAAGACTTTCGATGAAAGTAGAAGATGCAATCGCATTTATGAAACAACACACTAAAGCAGGTTGGATTAATCTCAACATCAAGACTGCACGTAGTGGAAACTATTATGTAGAGTTAGACACCTATGAACCGAAGGGTGGTGGCACGACAAGTAAGCCAATTACAAAAGAGAGTGATGAAGATGTTCCTTTCTAAAAAATTGTTAGTTTTTTGTTAATTGTTTATTGGGGGTGTAACAGCCCCCTTTTTTACCCGCCACAAATGTCGTTTTTAAGTTTTCTCTACTCTCTCTCTATTTATTATTATTATTATTATTATTATTATTATTTCATTTTAAATTTAAAATTGACATAATCGACATTAGTATTATAAATCAATAAGTTACACAAAAAAAATCGTACACAAATCGACATTAATATGACATATACCGTCACAATCTTTCAAAACATCAAAGATACGGCTACTCCGTTCTTTAGAGATGTGTTCACAATCCTTAATCGTATCAAAGATGGAAGCTCTAAGGAGTTGGTTAAAGAGATTAGAACGACCTCAGGTAAGACTGAGCGTAATGAATTAAAGAAGAACCTACCTGCAATATGTTTCTCAGGTAAGTTCAACAAACGCAACGACAGTTCCCTTACCGAGCATAGTGGTCTTATCTGCCTTGACTTCGATGGCTATGCCAAAACGAAGGAGCTACTGCAAGACAAAGAGAACCTATCCAAGAACAAGTATGTATTTTCAGTATTCATCTCCCCTTCGGGCGATGGCTTGAAGGTATTGGTTAAGATACCTGCCGATGCAGAGAATCATACCAACTATTTCAACTCATTGGAGAAGCACTTCAATACCGAACGCTTCGACAAGACATCCAAGAATATTAGTCGTGTGTGTTATGAATCCTACGACCCCCTGATACACCTCAACGAGAACTCATCCATTTGGGATAAGATTGAGGAGACAGAGTATGTGGAGGTTGCTAAGTTTAGAGACAAGCCTACTATTCCAATCACGGATGAGAATAAAATCGTGGAGATACTAACTAAGTGGTGGATTAAGAAATACCCAATGAATGAAGGAGAGCGTAACCAAAACGCATATATCTTCGCTATGGCGTTAAATGACTTCGGGGTGAACAAATCCTTAGCCTTGTACATTTTAAATCAGTACGCCTCATCTACGTTCGGTTTGAGCGAGATTCAAACCACCATTGACTCTGCCTATCGTAACACACAGAACTTTAATACCAAATACTATGAGGACGAGGAGCGCATCAATCAGATACGTGCCAAGCTAAAACGTGGTGTATCAAAAAAGGAAATTCGCATCCAACTGCAAGACTCCAACTTGGATAGCGAGATAGTCGAATCGGTCCTGAATAAAGTGGAAGAAGAGAATGAGATGCAGATATTTTGGAACAAGAACGATAAAGGAGTCGTTAAAATAATTCACATCCTATTCAAGCATTTCCTTGAGGACTCAGGATTCTACAAGTATTGTCCTGAAGGTAGTAAGAACTATGTGTTCGTGAAGGTTACCAATAACCTAATCGACCATACCTCCGAGAAAGAGATAAAGGACTACGTCCTAAATCACCTGCTTGAGTTGGATGACATCACCGTTTATAATTACTTTGCTGACCAAACTCGTTTCTTTAAGGAAGAGTTCTTATCGTTGCTATCAACTATCGACATCTACTTCATCGAGGATACCAAAGATACAGCGTACTTATACTTCCGAAACTGTGCCGTTAAGGTTACTAAGAAAGAGATTATACCAATAGACTACTTGGACTTGGGAGGATATGTTTGGAAAGACCACGTCATAGACCGAAACTTTAACCTGTGCAATGTGACAAGCAGATGCGATTTTCGCAAATTCATATTCAATATATGTGCAAGTAAAGAAGAGCGTATGCTCTCAATGGAGAGCACTATTGGATTCTTGCTCCACGCACATAAGAATCAGTCGTACTGCCCTGCCATCATCTTTAATGATGAGGTCATTAGCGACAATCCGGAAGGGGGGACAGGCAAGGGTTTAATTATGAACGCTCTATCAAAGATGAAGAAGTTAGTGGTGATTGATGGAAAGGCATTTGCCTTTGAACGCAGCTTCGCCTATCAGTTGGTGTCTGCTGATACGCAGATACTATGCTTCGATGACGTGAAGAAATATTTTGAGTTCGAGCGATTGTTCTCCGTTGTTACCGAAGGTCTTACATTGGAGAAAAAGAACAAGGACGCTATTAAGATACCATTTCAAAAGTCGCCCAAGATTGCCATCACCACCAACTATGCCATCAAGGGAGCAGGGAACTCGTTCGCTCGTCGCAAGTGGGAGTTAGAGCTTCATCAGTATTATAATAAGAATCATACTCCATACGACGAGTTTGGACGGATGATGTTCGGAGATTGGAATGATGATGATTGGTGTGAGTTTGATAACTATATGATTAGATGTTTGCAATTCTTTTTGATGAATGGATTGGTTAAGTCAAAATTTGTAAATTTACAGATAAGACAACTGTCTGCCGAGACGTGCCACGACTTTATTGAGTGGGTAGGTCTGATAGATAATCAAGAAGGTCATTACAATATAAATTCAAATGTGAGATATTACAAGAATGAATTATACAGTGAGTTTATAAATGAGTACCCTGACTATGGACCAAAGGCGAAGCTAACCATTAGCCGTACAAGGTTCTATAAGTGGCTCATTGCTTATGGTATTTATTGTGGTGGTGCAATGCCCGAAGAGGGAAGAGACCAACAAGGCAGGTGGATTGTCATTAAAAATAAAAACACTAATGAAGATGGATGAGAAAGAATTACTACAAGCTGCTATGCACAACTCATATAATGTAATCACACATAAATGTACTATTGAAGAAGTGGAGGATGATGGTATGCCCGTCTTCGTTCACTTCCCCGATAGGGATATTGACAAGACATCAATCAAAGTAATGGTGATGTATTTCATAATGATGGAGGAGTACGAGAAATGTGCAGACCTAAATCACGTATATGAATTATTGTTCGATGAGAAGATGCCATCGCTATTATGTAAATGCGACATCCCTCAATACCACCTTCGTGAGGATGACGTTATCGAATGTCAAAAATGTAAAACAGAAGTAATATGATTGAAAGAAGACCGGGATATACTAATCAAATGATGGCTCAACATTGTCAAACGCTTATCAACGTACTTAATCAAACGGAAAAGAAAACTGTTGGCAGAGGAAAGAACAAGCAGGAGGTCGATATACTAAAATATAAAGATGTCGATAATAAATTAAAAGAGATAATGAATAGCTGTGAATACTATAAGAGTCAGAAGGACTCCGTGCAGCTAAGACCATATCAACAAGAGATAGTAGAGAGAGGACTCGGTATTCTAAACAGATACCGATTCCTTTATCTTGCTATGGAGGTACGCACAGGAAAGACCTTGACGAGCTTTGCTATTGCCGATAGAGTTGGTGCGTCGAACGTATTGTTTGTGACTAAGAAGAAAGCGATTGATTCTATTCAGGCAGACTATAACAAACTTAATCCTTCCTATCAGGTAACTATCATCAACTATGAAAGCCTTCATCACGTTGATGACCAATTTGATTTAATCATTTGCGATGAAGCACACGGGATGGGAGCGTTTCCTAAGCCGAGCAATCGTGCTCAGGACATCAAAGCCTTAATCAAAAAATCAAACCCATACGTTATACTCTTGTCGGGAACACCAACCCCTGAGTCGTACTCTCAGATGTACCATCAGGTGTATGGCATACCAAACAATCCGTTCAGCGAGTTCGCATCGTTCTACCGATTCTGCGACAAGTATGTTAAGGTAACCGAGAAACGTATCAACGGACTGATAATACGTGACTACTCAAGAGGCAGTGAGGACATCATCATAACGATGAAACCATATACCATCAACTATTCTCAGAAGGATGCGGGGTTCGTAGTAGAAACAACGGAGCACATCCTTGAGGTGGATATGAGTGTAAACACCTATAATATGATTGACCGACTAAAGAAGGACTTGGTATTGGAGGGTGCGGTAGAGACAGTATTAGCAGACACAGCAGTAAAGCTGATGAGCAAGGTTCATCAGATGTACTCAGGAACGGTTAAGTTTGAGAGTGGTAACTCAATGGTCATCGACACATCGAAGGCTGACTTTATCAAGGAACATTTTAAAGGACAGAAGATAGGTATCTTCTATAAATTTAAGGAGGAGTTGGAAGCACTCAAGCAAGTATTCGGTGAAAATTTAACTACTGATTTAAGTATCTTTGAAGACACCAATAAAAACATTGCTCTTCAGATTGTATCAGGGCGTGAAGGTATATCACTCAAGGATGCTGATTGTTTGGTGTACTACAACATTGACTTCAGTGCTACGAGCTATTGGCAGAGCAGAGATAGGATGACGACAAAGGACCGACTTAAAAATAATATCTATTGGATATTTGCAAAAGGAGGAATAGAATACGATATTTACAAAGCCGTTATCAAGAAAAAAGATTATACATTACAACATTTTAAAAAAGCTATGTTGGTGTAAGTAACATACCTGCAAAGATAAATAAAAGGCTTATCAAAGCGTGGAAAGGAGATACGAGTTCAATCCTCGCACATAGCACTAAAATAAAAAATTATGAAAAGCAAAAGAAATGGAATGGCAGGGAAGCATCCCTCATACGATAAATTAAATTGGTCAGCAGAGACCATCAAAAAAAAGAAGGATTATGATAAAGAGCACAACAAGTCAGAAGAACAAAAAAAATATCGTGTTGAGCTGAATAAAGAAAATCGAAAGCGTGGCACTTATGGTAATGGCGATGGTAAAGATGTAAGCCATACCAAGAGTGGAGGATTAGTGTTAGAGAAAGCATCAACTAATCGTGCTCGTAATGGACACAATAAAAAATCAACAAAGAAATGACAGGACTAATATGTAGATGGTTTCATAAAATAGATACTTTAAATGAAAAATATTTTAAAGAAAAACCATCGGGAATGTGGGTTCAATTATTTCAATGTAAAAAATGCAACATAATTTATATGGCTTACTACAAAAGAGCCTTTCTAAGAGTTATATCTAACCTATGATAATAAAAATGATATATATTACTATCTCATTTATAGTCGGAATCCTAATGGGTGTTGGACTATTAAAAATGTTTATTGAACTAACAAAAGAAAAATGAAAACAATGACTTATATAATCGGTATATTTATTGCACTTAACACACTTATTATAGTATATCTAACTTATTTTTATTTTAAAAATAAAGACAACACACTTCAGGATGACGGAGCAGCAGATACAGAGCAAGAAAATAAAACAACTTGAAGCTCAAGGTTATTATGTAATAAAATTAATCAAGACCAACAAGAATGGAATCCCTGACCTTATCGCCATACCTCGTGATAGCGACGTGCTATTTATTGAGGTAAAAGCAGGGAAGAACACAACATCAAAATTACAGGACTTTAGAATCAAAGAATTAAATGAACACGGAATCACAACAGAAGTATTTAGACAAGATTAATTTACATCTTGAGATGCACGAATTAAAAAATATTGTTGATACCATCTTTAATGTGGACATCACCAATTCAGTTCGTAAGAAAGAATATGTAGATGCACGAATGGTATTCTCCAAGATAATCCACGATAAAGGGGCGACCATTGTATCAATAGGACAATACTT